GTTCAACAGCTCTACAAAGGTGAAGACTATACTCTGCAACTAGACTCTCATCATAGATTTGCTTCGGACTGGGATGAGACACTAATAAGCATGTTACTAAACTTAAAGTCATTAGGCTATGAAAAGCCTTTAATTACTGGTTATGTCCCGAGTTATGATCCTAGCAATGATCCAGCGGGAAGAGTTCATTTATGTTTATGAGGAATCTGTTATTCTTGCTACCCGTGGTTTAAATGTTCTTTATGAACATACCCGTGGTTTAAAGCTTGATGCTAAGCAGTAAATCATATCCTAAGTAAATTTCTAATAAGTTATTAAAATTTTATTTCAGACGTTGATTCACGATACGATCAAACCCTATATGTTGTAATGTTAGTTCAATACCTATTGGACTAACGTGTAGCACTGCTCTTTAGAGCAGTGTCCGGCTCCATCCTGGAGCCACCCATTTCTACGTATATGTTGTTATATCAATATGATGCCTATCATATTGATGCGTGATGTCGCCCCCTGGGGCGACGTATTGCTCCATCCCGGAGCAACCCACTTTCACACATTGCTTTTATTAATACTTAAGCAATTCAAATAAAAATGTATTGAGATATTAAGAATATCTTTGAGTATATCAGTAACCAATATATCTTCACTTTTAGTAGTAATGATACATGTCCTGCAAATATCAAGGTAAGTCGCAACGAACAGCGTATATCCCTTTTTATGAGCCGACCTCTGAGATTATTATGAATAAGTAAGTCAATATTGCCAAAGAGCATTCCCTCGGATGTAAGATTGCCATTGCACTCTTTGGAAAAAATACTGTACGATCTATGCTTGTAAATCGCCGTATAGTACTCATGACAAGTAGACCATAACCCTATGTCTAAATCAAACAATATTAAACAAATTAAAAATATTAAAAATAAAAATAAAAAGGTTGAGGAGGAATTCGATGTATTTGATTATACATTAGAATTCGATAATGGGCTAGATATGAAGATCTCTCGTAAAGAGTATGAGAGTCAAATGTTTAAATTAGCCCAGATTGAGAAAGCAAAGAAAGATGAATTTCATGTTAAGAAATCAAAGAAGATTTCTAAGAAAAAGCTTTCTCAATCCATAGATAGATTATTTCAAAATAAGAAAAAGATCTATTGTTCGATGACGCCCTCAGTTGATGAGGGACAGTGCTTTCGGAGCTCGTTAGATGATATAATTCTAACTAATGGTTTTATTTCCGATTGTGAGGAATACTTTGTTTCAACAATAAAACCATATACGCTCCAAATGGACTTTACAAGTCTTAAGGAGCAAATACAAACTAAAGTAGCTGATTTAAATAATCAGGATTTAATGAAACTTCTAGAAGACATATTGATCTTTATCAAAATGTTAGTGGAAGGTAAGAGTAAGAAAGAGCATGCTATGGCTATATTTATATTTGCCAAGCTGCGCATGGGTGATAAACCTATAATAAATAGTGATTTTTTTAGTAATTTAGTTAAGTATTTTACAGAAATTAATACAGAAATGCAAGCAGATGGTTTCGATTTACCAGAATGCTTCACTAGTCTTAGAGAATTATTGAGTAAGTATAGTTCTATAAAAACATCTCCTTTTATTAAGAAGATATATAGATTTTCTATGTATGCGTTGTCTTTATCTCTTTTTTCGAAAATAGGTATTACCTTAGATAATATGAATTATACAAAAATGGAAGTTGCAGCTATAAAATCGCAATACCATTTAGGACCAGATTTTATACATTGTTTATTAGATACTCTCCTTTTCATTAGTGAAAGAGGATATCAGTGTCTTAAAACAGGTACTATGAGTCCTTTATTTCATTCAGATAGAACCTATGGAGAATGGTTTGATGCAGCTCAGAAATTGAAAGATCAAGCTCGATTTTCACATAATTTTTCATTAGGAAATGTATGTGAATTTAAGTTTAGAGCTGAGTTAGATGATATAATAGAAAAAGGTGAATCTATTGCTAAATTCGCTTTTGAAATGGATAATGTTGAGAAATCTCTCGTCCGCAAATTTGTTAATGAGTTATGGATGATCAAAGTTGATCTCATGACTAAAAAAGCTGCTAAAGAGAGTAGGACACCGCCTTTTTCGGTGTTAATATCTGGAGATTCATCAATAGGCAAATCAAGTATTATGGAAATGATTTTTACTCATTTTGGAAAACGCCAGAATATGCCTATAGATTGCGAATATAAATATACACGCAATGCTGCAGCCAAATTTTGGGATGGATTTACTACTTCACAATGGTGCATTATTTTTGACGATATAGCTTTTATGCATCCAAATAAGGCTCCACAAGGTGATCCAACTTTAATGGAAATTATTCAACTTATTAATGCTGTACCTTTTACACCAGATCAAGCATCTCTTAATGATAAGGGAAATACACCCGTAAGGGCTAAATTAGTAGTAGCTTCGACAAATACAGAAGATTTAAATGCCCATTATTATTTTGCATGTCCATCAGCTGTGCAACGAAGATTTCCTTTTATAATAGAGCCTATCGTCTTGCCCCAATATATGGCGGATGATGGTAAAACATTAGATTCATCTAAATGTGTTCAAACAGGTGAATATCCTGATTATTGGAGATTTAATGTTAAAAAAGTTTTAGCAACACCTAAGGATCCAAGTAGTGGTAAACATTATAGCGCTTCTATGCGTAGTATCTTAGAGTCTGCCGATCTTAAGACATTTCTTAAATGGTTGAATACTGCTATTATAGAGCATGATCGCAACCAAGATTGTGTGAAAACATCTTTACAGCAAATTTCAAATGCTGTATTGTGTACTCGCTGTGGTTTACCTGAATCATTATGTGATTGTACCATTGAATTTCAAGCACATGTACATCCATTTACCTCATTTATGATGGGTTATTTTTGTTCAAATTTTTGTGTATGGTTCGTAGAATCTTTTGTAGGTTTTTATTATTTATCAGGTTTTTTCAGTAATTCCGTTATGGGAAGATACCTTTATGCTTATATTTATAATAGAGTATCTATACGGAACCAAACTTATATGCAGAGAATGGCATTTAAAGCTTTAGGCAAAGCTATTCATACTGCATTAAGAACCCCTCCATTGTTAGTATATATAACTGTATATCTTACATCACTTTATGCTATAAATTCTTTAAGAATTATGTTAAGTAAGCATATTTGGGGAGTAGATTCCGAAGCAGAATCATCCGAAATTGGGGTAACACCTAAGGACGATACAGAAAAAAGAGAGAATGTTTGGTACAAAAACGTTTATGACTTATCATCATTTGATTATACACCAAAGCAGACTAGCTCTAAATCATGTTCTATAGAAGATTTTGCGAAGAGATTACATAATAATGTAGTACATTTACGAATGGTATCAAATGATGCAGACAGAACCTATCATACAGGTGCAGTTTGTCTCAAGGGTAATTTATATTTGCTCAATAAACATGCTATACCTTTAGATAGAGTTTTTGAACTTGAAGTGATTTGTCAATCTGCTAAAGATGGTGTGTCAAAAAATGTTACTATGGTAGCATACAGTCATAATGTTCTATCACTTGGAAATGATTTAGCAGCCATTGAAATTTCATGTTTACCTCCTGGGAAGGATATAACAGAGTATTTTGCTACTAAATCTTTCGCGGGTATATGGAACGGATTATTATTAACAAGATCACGTGACGGTTGTACTTCTATCAATTATTCCAAGAAAATATCTTTAAAGGATGCGAATTGGATAGAAGATGTTAAAGGTAAACATTGGGAATATATCCCACAAACCAAGACCCAAAAAGGGGATTGTGGTGGTTTACTAATAGCTGAGACTACTACAGGTCATGTTATAGTTGGTATTCACTATGCTGGTATATCTACATCATTTCAAATACTTATGGCTAATCAATCAGCTGCTGTCCCTGTAACATGTGATTTAATCAAAGATATATCAATTAGATTTCTTAATCAATTTACTGCAGGAGTGCCAGCTTTAGAGTCTGAAACAGCCGAGGCTGTTTTGGTTGATTTACATCATAAATCACCAATCCGCTTTATAGAAAAAGGATCATGTTCAGTATATGGATCTTTAGCTGGTTTTCGATCAGCTCCAAAGAGTACTGTATGTCATTCTATAATGTGTGATTACATGCTAAAGAAAGGTCATGTGCTTAAACATACCCAACCATCTATGAAAGGATGGGAGCCTAAGAGAAAAGCTTTGGTAGAAATTATGTCTATGGATCATAAATTTGATCCTAGTCTCCTTATGAGTATAGCAGATGATTGGTCTGCCAGTATCATTAAGGAACTGGGAGATAAGCTTAAAATTCTGGAAGTTTATGATGATTTCACAGCCGTTAATGGTGCAGCCGGAGTTACATATGTTGATAAACTCAATCGTAATACATCAATGGGTTTTCCTTGGAGAAAGTCCAAGAAATATCATATGACTGCTATTCCTCCACGAGGGGGTAATACAGATGCTGTTGAAATGTCTGCAGAGGTGATGAAGAGAGTTTCTGATATTATTAGTAATTATCAAGAATCCCGCATGAATCACCCAATCTTTACAGCCGCATTGAAAGATGAACCTGTTACTTTTGCTAAGGCTAAAGAACATGCTACGCGTGTTTTTATGGGTGCTCCAGTTGATTGGAGTATCGTTGTGCGTAAGTACTATCTTTCATTTATTAAATTAGTCCAAAGTAATAGAACTACGTTTGAATGTGGAGCAGGAACAATTGTGCAATCAGATGAATGGCATAATTATAGACAATGGCTAACAGCCTTTGGTGAGAATAGGATTGTTGCTGGAGATTATAGTAAATTCGATAAAAGAATGAGCGCTGAAATAATCAAAGCTGCTTTTCATGTTATGCTCAATGTTATGAGAGCTTCTAATATGACTGAGGATGAGATTAAAGTTGCTGAAGGTATAGCCTTCGATACTGCTTATCCAATGGTAGACTATTTCGGGGATCTTATACAGTTCAATGGCTGTAATCCATCAGGACATCCCCTAACCGTTATTGTAAACAGTTTGGCTAATAGTATCTATATGAGATATTGTTATTATATGCTCAATCCTAAACATGAAATTAAAACATTTCAGGATCTTGTACATCTAATGACATATGGCGATGATAATATCATGGGTGTATCCGAAAATATACCTTGGTTTAATCATACTACAATAGCCAATATTCTTAATACATATGGTGTTAAATATACAATGGCAGAGAAAGAGGCTGAGAGTGTACCTTATATACATATCGATGATGCTTCATTTCTTAAGAGAAAATGGGTTTTCTGTAAAGATATGCAAAGATTTCTATGCCCTCTTGATGAAGATTCAATAATTAAAAGTCTTATGATATGGATACCCTCAAAAACTATTTGTGCTGAGCAACAGAGCATAGCCATTATGAATAGTGCTGTCATGGAATACTTTTTCTATGGGAAAGGTATATTCGAAGAGAAGAGAAATTTCTTTTATCAGATGGTTCAAGATTTATCTCTTAATATATATTATGAAGGGAATGAATTCCCTACATGGGAGCAACTTAAAGACCGATATGTATTGGCCTCTAAGTCTCTCGCAAGTCCTGGGGGATCAGGACTTAACCAAATACTCCCTATTCAATGTAGTTTACTGTCGGATTTGTTTGCAGAAGTTAGTATGCAAAGCCGAAGCGTGGACATTGATGAATCTTTCCCACATGAGCGATCCTCAAAGTCATTATTTAATGATGTGCAGTTGGAACACAAAGAGATAACTTCATTCATGCATGAACAGATTAAAATGCATGTCTTAAATAAATTATCTACTCAAAAAAATACAATAAAAGCAGAGAAAACTGCTCAAAAAACAATCGCAGAGACAACTGAACAAAACAAAACTAGACGTAATCTTAAGCATAAGAATTATGTCTACGTAGATCTTAATGATTTACCAGATTCTTTCACTCATTGTGATAATTGTGATAAAACATATGTAACACAGATAGATTGTCCTCGTTGTAATACCGTTAACACTAATATTTTGCCCAATTTCACTCAACACCATTCTAAAACAACCCGTAATCATTTTAAGTGTGTTTTACAATCAGCTGAAGAGATTACTGGAACAAGTGATTCTAAACCTAACAATGATATTCAAACTCTTGTTCAATCAGTTGATGCTGAACGTGGTATGGTGGTATCATTTGATTCACCTATGAATGAATTATCGTCACATTTATTTCCAACTGATGCTGAACTCACTAATTTCCTTACCAGACCTGTATTAATTAAAAGTTACACATGGACTGAAGGAGGTGGTTTATCTGATTCATTTAA